GATGTGAATGCTTTTACGCGTGGGCTGCAAGGCTATGCTCAGGACCGTGCTTATCCGGTGAAGGTCGCTGCTGCTGCTAAATCCATTCCGGAACGCATCCTGAATGCGATCATCCCCTCCGCACAAGCGCAGGAAGCTCCGAGCGGTCCCGATCTTTCCAAAATGTCGGAAGCGGACTTGCGTGCTGCCGCTGGCCTTCCGGCTGCGGGCGATCTGTCGCAAATGTCAGAAGCCGATTTGCGGGCCGCTGCCGGGCTTCCCGCTACCCCTACACAAGCCCATGCACCGCAGGCTCCTGCTGCCCCGCAGACGCCCAAGCAAAAGGCATCGCAAGCGGTGCAACAGGCTCTGGAAGGTGGGCCGCTGAATGAATTTACGCACGGGATTGCAAGCGGTGCGGCAAACATGGTCGGCGGCGCGGGCCAGTTGCTGGCGCACGGTGTCGGCGCTGGGTTGAATGCGCTCAACTTCCCGAACGCTGCCAAAGCGGTATCGGGAGCAGGGGATCAGCTTGCGCAATTCCTGAATCAGGGTACGCCGAACGGTGTCGCCGGTTCCATCGGTCAAGCGGTGGGCGGCGCGGCGCTGCCTATGCCTGCCAAGTCCATTATCGGCGCGGCTGCTGCCGGGGCCGGGATGGGCGCGGCTCAACCGGTGCTGACGGGTAATGACTATTGGACGCAGAAAGCCCTACAGGCTGGCGCTGGGGGCGCGGCTGGGCTCGGCGGTGCTGCCGTGGGCCGTATCATCGGCGGTCTGCCGGTGCGCCCAGAGGCGCAGCAATTGATGGATGCCGGTGTGCAACTCACTCCCGCGCAAGCCGTAGGCGGCTTCCTCAACAAGGCGGAACAGAAACTGTCGAAGACCGTTCCTGTCGTCGGCGAAAGCATCGAGAACGCCCGGTATGCTGCTAATGCGACTGCGAATACCGCATTCGGTAATCAAGTGCTCGCTCCCATCGGAGAAACGGTAGACAAGGGCGCGGCTGATTCCGTGAGAACGCTTGCCGCAAACGTCCATGAGAAACTGAGCGCCAAATATGAAGCGGTGCTTCCGCAGATCACGTTCAAGGTTGATCCGCAGTTGGCTCGGGACATGGCTCCGATCATGCAGGAAGTCCGTAACTTGCCGCCTGACACGCAGAATGAATTCATGAATATCTGGCAACGTAATATCGGTAGCCAGCTTAAAAACGGGCAAATGCCCGGTCCTGTCTTCAAGCAAGCGGATAGCGTGATTGGCCGTGAAGCGGCTAACTTTTCCAATAAGCCCGATGCTTTCCAAGCAAAACTTGGCCGTTTGTTGGGGAATACTCAAGACGTACTGCGTGATTCCGTGGAACGCACGAACCCGAATGTGCCGTCGCTGGCTCCGCTGAATCAGGCATGGCGCAATTACGCCATCCTGAGAGATGCCGCGTCGCGGGTGAATAACCCTGACCTGCCGATGATGCCGGGCCAGATTCAAGCTGCTGTAAAAGCGGCGGCTGGCCGGGGCGCGGTTGGTAAGGCTGCGTTCGGGGAAGGTCGCGCGAACATGCAGGACTTTAGCGACAACCTTGTACGTGTGCTGGGCGAAACCGTGCCGAACTCTGGTACGCCGGGACGTAATGCGCTCATGAAGCTGCCTGCAACCGTGGCGGCTCTGGGAAGTTTGGCGATGGCCGGGCATCCGCTGCCTGCCGTGTTGGCCGGAACCGGGCTGGGGCTGGGTGTCGGCGCATACGGTACGCAAATGGGCCGTCAGGCAATGATGAACTTGCTTATCAACCGCCCTGACCTTATCCGCACTATCGGGCAAGGCATGGCAACAAGCGCGCCCCTTATGGGGCTGTTGGGTGGCGCTAAGGTCGGTCAATGACTCTCATAGATGTTCAGCAATAGCGTGAGAGCCGCGACGATCCAAAAGAATGGACTTGTGGCGATAGCCAGAATCCATTCCACGCCCAATGAAAAACATCCAGTAACGAAGGTAAGAAAGTCCATGATTCAGGGGTGTGTCATGTCGAATGATGATTACGATCCGGTTACGATGGGCCGCGTGTTGGCGCGGCTCGACAACCAAGACAAGGTTCTCGCGGAACTCCAAGAGGACATGGAAGTCTTAATGACCCATTTGCATCGGCGCGATGGAATGCGCAAAGTGCTTTTCGGTGTCGTTACCGTGTGCAGTTTCCTCATCGGTAACGTCGTCCAGTGGTTCATTTTTAGGGGTCCGGGGCATTCCTGACAAGGTGTCGCCATGAATGCGCTGAAACTTGTTGGTAAGTATGTGCTTAACGTACTTCGCTGGATCGATTGCGGCGTGAATTGCATCTTCCTGCTAGGTTCCTACAACGAGACGATCAGCAGACGCGCGGCCAAGGCGCGCGCTGCTGGGAGACCATGGGGATGCTATCTCTGCAAATTTCTTGAATGGTTGAATCCCGGTCACTGCAAGCATGCACTGCGCGCCAAGGTCGGCGAGGACGCAATTATTCCAGACGACGAATAGGCTTCTTGTCTTTGGGAAAGCCTGCCGCACGGAATTCCGCGATGGGGTTCACAACGGCTGGCAACGAACGGTTCGGCGCTTGGTCCGTGGGAATATACTTCTCGAAATCGGGAAGCAGTTCAATCGCCTGTTTCGTTGTGTTGCAGGAATAGAGGGCAGCTTTGATTTTAGCTCTCAATACCCTTGCGACAACACTTTGTTGGTCTATCTTGATTTGAAAAGATAGAATGCCATCCCAGAACGCCGTATCAGCCGCCATCTTCCGCTTGATTTCATCACGGTTATGACCGACGACATAAACCGAAGTAAGACTTCCGGGCAACCAAATGGCTACCGTGCTGAAATATTCAGGATGCTTCTTGTAAGCTACCCGCAAATCCGCCGGTAATAAAAAGACGGCAAAATCCTGACACATTTTCCGCACTGTTTCTTCATAGTCCACTTTCGGCACGTCCTGCATAATTGCCGCGATGATGCAATCGCGCATTGCGTTTGTCAGTTTCATCCCCTACCCCTTATTTCAACCGGTCAGCCACGCAAGAGCCGCACAAAGGACGATGAATAAAATGAATGCCGCCAGTCCCAGAACGGCGTCCTTTCCTTCCTCTGTCATTCGATCCTCCAGATACGGACGCCTTTCTTCTCCTGCCGCACGGTGAAGCGGATGCCATGCTTGTGACCGTAAGTCCATGCCGAAGCCTTAGCGGCTTTCTCGCGGCCTGCCGGAATCAGGAAGCTGTCGCCCACTTCCATTTCATGGAAAGGCCATTTCCCACGCGGTGCCGGGAACGGAACCGTCTTATCGATTTTGATCGATGCCATTTTCTGTTACCTCTTCAAGTACATTGTCGCCCGTCATGGGCTTGAGATTGCGCCGGGCCATGAGAATGTCCCGGCCCATTGCGAAACTCATATCAGTGGTTTTGACGCCCGGCATTGGTTCTGCTGACCGCACCACATAAGCGTCTCTCACGACTCTGCCGTGGAATTCGTAGTCTCCGATATGACGCACGACTTCCACAACACGGCCATTTACAGCCGTGTTAATCATGAAATTGCAGAGCCAGCATGGCGTTCCCGGTTTCAGAATCATGGTTTGTTTTTGAAACTCTCGAATTCCTTGACGATTTCCGTCATCAGTTCCACGTATGCGTTCGTCCCTTCCTCCAAATTCTTGCCATGAGTCATCCGGATAATGTCACTTAGGGCCATGAACGCATACGCGCCCGCGTAATACATGCGACGCAGGTTTTCCCGCGTAACCGGCGAAACATCATCTGGGATGGCGCGCTCGGCGGTAACTGCCCATGCGTTCGCAAAGGTTTTGGCTTCTGACAGGCTCATGATTTTGCCGGGCAAGCGGGAGCGGTCGGCCCCGTGGTTTCACACGCCCGCAATTGGACGACCTGCCCGCCATGCGTGGCATTGGGCTCGTGGACTGGCTGGCCGAAGTCGTCGCCTCCACCGCACGCGGATAGGAGGACAAAGATGGATGCTACGATCAGTGCTTTCATTTCGATTTCCCCTTTTTCTTCCCTTGCTGGATACGACGTTGCGTTTCGATGATGCGCGCCAAGTGGGCCGCGCTCGCTTCCTTGCTGCGTTTCTTGTAGATGGGCCGCTGGTCAGGCGCAAGATGCGTGAAGCCCATTGCTGCCTGACGGCGACGACGTTTCGCTTGTTGTGTGGCGCTCATGATTCTCCTAATATAGGGTCAGAAGGGTATGTCTTCGTCGTCAAACCCATCATTCGACTGTTGTGGCCGTGGTTGTGGTCGGCCACGCGGCTTGTCTTCCGGCTGGCTCAGGAAAATCCAGCCATCGAAATTGACAGGCAACGCTTCCAGCTTGATAACGGGTCCGTTCTTGGAGTCCATTACCACGCCGCATCGGACGTATGCCGTCTTCTCGTTTCCCTGACCGTCCTTATAAGTGCCGGTCTTCGCTTTCAGAACGTACTTAATTGCCACGGTGAGCCTCCTGATATTTCTCCCAGAGCCAGTTGATCATCGCTCCCTGACGAATCATGGAACCCGTCAGCATTTTCTCCATTCTGGATAGAGTTTCAAAGTGCGGCGATTCCGTCAACTCTGCAAGCGCGCTGATTAATTCAAAATTGATCGCCCAATGCTCGCGGAACCATTGCTCTTTATCGGCATCCGTTTCAAGTTTCTCGATTGACATTTTTCCTCCGTGCCGCACGCGGCGGCTCTACGTCCTTTGCGACATACTCGTTGTAAAACTCTTCAAGAATGGGGAAACTCCGCTTCCACCATTCCGCATCCCGTTCTACTTTCGTGACCCATTGGCCGTTTTCCGTCCACGACACGAAATACCCATATGGCACGTCGCAGACTTCCAATTGCGTTTGGACTTGATCGTAGTAATACGGCGGTATTTCGGAGTGCAATTTGCGCGGGCACTTGCACTCTATAGGGATGACGTAATCACCCTCCACCAGAAACCCGTCAGGACTAGCCCCAAGCCAAGGAAGGCGATCATGACAACGGAAAGAACCATCCAAAACAATACGTCCGAAGTCAATCTCAAGCGACTCAATCGCATCCGATTCATGCGCGAGTCCACGCCTTGCGTCCCATCCGGGCTCGGAGAAAGGTTCTCGCCCGGTAACGACGCGCCATGCCCATTTACATGAGTGATAGGGGTCGGATCGTAGGATGGCTCCCACAACGCTGGCGGTGATTTTCCCGGCTCTGTCGTAGTCGATGAGATGGTCGGACATGCGTAGGTCGCCTCAAATTGCTGTAGCCATTCATGCCGACGTGCAATATCATAGTGACGACGACATAGCCCCTTGGCGTGATGTTCACGCCCGCATAGCAGACATGCGCGCATACCGTTTCTTCTCCGCGAGATAGATCGCGCGCCCGCAGTGTGGGTCTAACTCGTAGGACCGCCACGCGAGATAGGGCACGCCGGGAACAAGGGGATTACGCGAAACCGTCGTCCCCATTACTTCCGTCGCCGGAAGTAGCTTCACTTCTTTCACGTTCTCCCCGAAGTACCGCAGGTTCTTCCGGATTTTCTTGCAAATCTTTGCGTTCATGATTCGTCGCCTCTCTCTTTAACCGGGCTAGATGCCCCCTACAAGCCATCCGATCCGTTTTGGATAGCTCCCCTTCCCAAACCTTACGCAACGCCTCTGGACCGCGTTTTGCGGCTTGCTGTAGCAGGATCAGCGCGCCCGGCTTCGCTTCCGAAATTTCGGTTGCCTTGCGTTTGGCCCCTTGGACTTCCTCAGCACTCGCAATGGAATTAGGCGAACCGTACCCGAGAAAGGACAACGCTCGACCCAATGCCGACGTTTCGCAGTTTTCAAGCGCGGACGTAGCATTGACCCCTTCGTCAGTCCGATATTCCTCCGCGTGAGCCGATGCCAAAACTCTAAGTTCGCCGTCATCGCCGACCCATCCGATATCCACACGCATCCGCACTACGACGTGATCGCAATTAAGAATATGCGTGATGATGGACCAATCCGGTTTATCCGCACGGAAACGATGCAACCGGGAAGCAACCGTTTCGTATTCGCGCGTTTGACCGCGCTCGTTAGTCAGACTGACTGTTTCCATCGTCATCTCCGGGATTAGGAATGCGGTTCCAAACGAATTCGGCCCGCAAGGGTTCGCGTTGCAATTCCCATTTCCCTACCCAGAGGATGCCGTCATTGTCCAAGCCAACATAGTACGGGCTACCATCCCGGTCCTTGATGACTTGGAATTGAACGATCTTGCTCATATGATTCCATCCGATATCGGATCGACCACTATCCTGCACTCGCACGGCGGATATGAATTCGTCCGAAACAACAACATATCTGCTAATGAATCAACCTTAACCCATCCTATCTCTTTGTCAAGGCAGTAGTAACCCGGATCAGTCGGCATCGTTTCCGTCATGGTGGTTAACCCATTCGCGCAAAGAAATTCCTAGACATTTGCCAGCAAAAAACGACGCGGCACACAACGCGATGAGAGGTACGTTACCAAAGTCGCCGCTTTCGGTAATCCCATAAACTACGATTCCGCCTACGGCGAGAACCGAGAACATCAGCCGCACCACAATCCATTCATATTCAGTCATGATAGGTCCGTTTCCTTTAGATTGCCTTTGGCATCCCAGCCATGGACCACGATCCGGATTCCCGCTTTTCTGACAAAAGCGACTGTTTCGGAGTCCGTAATCTTTTTAATTCTGGCGCTCATGTTCGACCGGCTCGTCGTCTGCACTACCAGTATCTCGCCATTCCCCAGACACAAAATGTCGGCGAATCCGAATAGGTCTTTCCGGAACCCTACCTTCCCCAGCTTCATGTAATGTTCCGTGATTTCGCAGTAGTAACCCCTCGCTCTCATCTCCTTCAGACTCAGTTCCATTGGACTCATATGCTTCCACCGCCGCAGCGGCCTCCTCTTTAGTGGCAAAGCTACCTAGCCAGATAGTCTGGCCATTATGCCATTTAGAGGCGCACCAGCGGTTTGAGTGGGGCTTGTAGTAAACGCCCTTTACGCCCGACTTGCTGACGTTCGGATACCGGGTGATCGCCTTCTCGTCGGGCTTGAAATCAGGATTCGTGCAGCGCCCCTCATGGCGCATCCGGTCCTGATATTTCACCGTGCAATCAGCGCAGAAACTCACCACACGCCGCGCGCTACGTCGGTTGTATCCGACGCTACGTGTAACGGTTTCCATCTCCTGCCATGCTTCCCATTGCTCCTGACTGTCGAAACAAGGGGGCATCTCATCCTTGTGGTCCATCATAGTTAGCCATCCATTGCTCTAGGGACTTTCTGCAATTCGGGCAAAGCATCATCTCGATTTCCCTGTAAGCCATCCTCATCCTGCAAAAAATGTATTGTTCCTTCCCGAATACCAAATACTCCCATGTCACAGTTTTAGGGATTTCGTTTTTGCAGCGGTCGCAGAAATACGTTGTCTTGGAACTCATCCCCTACTCCAAATGATCGAGAAGCAATAGTTCTTGCTTATCCGTTTCCTTTCCCCATCCGTCCAGAAACACGACCTTGATGAAGATTTGTCGGCGACCGTGGACGGTCGCGAGTGCCTTTACGAGCCGCCCACGGTAGGTTCCGGTTTTGACGCGCCGCACCGAACCCGGCGGCGCGGTCTTCGTCTTCTCGGTCATGTCAGTGCTGCATGCCGAACCGGCCGGTTTCTTCTTCGCCATCGATGCCGAAATGCAGCTTGGCAATCTGGTGGCTCAGAAGGAGAGCGAGCCCGTAATAGCGCTCGTCCGTCGTCGGGATGTTGGGGCCGCCGATGAAGCATCGATAATGGCCCCCATCGTCTTCCATCCCGAACATACAGATCGCGCCTTCCGGGCAGTTGTCTTTGATGTAGGCGCATACACCATCATGGAATTCGTCGGGTGTCATTGCTTCATCTCCGGTGGTTCTTCGCGGTGAAACCGCGTGGTGTTGTGAGTGCGGAACCGCGCTTCGTACAGCTTCCCGGCGAGACAGAGAAGCATGTCGTCGTAAGACCGAAGATCGGTATCCGATCCGCCGATGCTTGCCGCGACGGGACCACCGTTCGAAATTGCGATCATCACGCCATATCCTTCTGGGAGTGCGTCCTTGAGGAACTCCGTGATTGAGCAAATCAATTGAAATGCTTCATCACGATCTTCAGTATTGCTCATGGTATATCCTGATTGTGTGTGCTAGTAACTCTAATTCGTCCATCTTTATCGCAGGTATCCGATTTCCATTGGAATGCACTCCATCCTTGCCGGTGTGGTGCATCACGCACAATGGGATAGCCAGCCAATTGGACGCCCTTTGCGCCTTTCCTTGCCCGGTGCGTGGATGGTGAATAACGGTCATTTGCAGAGACGGATCAGGCGGCTCATAGTCGTCGTAAAGCAACCTGCACGCGATGCATCCAAGGGATGCCAGCCGACCTAGATACTCGCCTTCCGTCATTACAATGCGCGCCAGAGCAACACGGCAAGCAGCACGAAACAGAGTGCCGCGCCGACTTCCTTCACGACCGACGCATGCGCGCGCACATAGTGCAGCGCACTCAGCCAGCCGTAGAAGGCTTCCTTGATCGCCGAGCCCACTTTACCGTGGATTGCCGTCGCGTCTTGTTCCAGTTCTTTCAGTGGTTCGCTCATCTCTTATCTCCGTAGGGTGAGCCCGTTTCGTGGGCTAACCGGTCATACGCCGAGACTAGGGCGGGAACGTATGACACCTTGCCCGCCGTGCCATGCAACTTAGTCGGAGACGTATTCCTTCACGTCGACCAGTTGGTCTTTCAGTTCAGCCAGTTCGGGTTCGATTGCTGCCCGAACGGCTTGTTGCAGCGCGACCGTGAGCGCCGGTGCTTCCGGCTTGCCAAGCTGGTTCATCGCCAGCAATTCCAGTTGCGCCGTCATGGTCTGCGCCGCGTCTTCAAGAGCGTCCGCCGTCAGGCGCGTGACTGCCACGCCGGGCGGGTTCAGCCGCAGTTGCGACAACTTCGCACGCTGTACGACTTCCGCGACGACTGCCGGGATTTCCCCGTCCAGAATCGCGGCGACGCCGCTCAGGTCTTCGTCTGCGCCGATGGCCGAACCGCCGTAGTAGCGCAGCAGCTTTTCCACCGCTTCTGCGTCAGGTGCCTTGACTTCGATCACGGAATCCAGACGACCGGGGCGCAGCATGGCCGGATGGATGCCGTCCAGATTGTTCGTTGTCAGGACAACGATCAGGTTGCTTGCCTTGCTGTCGATGCCGTCGATGATGTTCAGGATGTCGTCCATTGCCACGGAACGTTCTCCGTCCATCACGCGGTCGATGTCTTCGCAGAAGATCACGCAGGCCGGGTCTTGATACTGCCGGGCGAACGCGATGGCATGCGACAACTCGTCGGCGCGGGTGACGTACAGGAACGTAACGCCATTGTCCACCGCATACTTGCTCGCCGCACGGGCCGCAAGCGTCTTGCCGCAACCGTATGCACCGCCCAGCAACACGCCGCGCTTGACCGGGATACCGTTTGCTTTCAGTTCGCGCACGCGCTGGATCGGCGTGAACAGGTTCGTGTCGATGGATGCCTGCACGGTACGCGAGTACACCAGTTGCGACGGATCGATATCGTCGGTAACCATGAACTTCGGTTCGGGCATTTGCAGCACGTCGCCATCGTCATCGAGGAAACGCATCCGGATTGCCTTGCCACGGTAAATGCTGCCCGTCTTGAGATATTCGCGGACCTGAGCGAACAACTTTTCGACCACATGCTGCGAAACGCGCTTCACTTCCGCCGAAAGCTGGAAGGCGAGCCGCCCTTCTTTCCGGGCCACGCCCGTATGCAGGATGCCTTCCACGTTCGGCAACGAGAAGTTGCCCCACGGGACCATTGCCTTGGTGTGCGGGCCGGTGTCGATTGCGATCATCTTTGGCGGAATATCGCCCCAGAATGATTTCTGCGCTTCTGCTGGCGTCCAGCCGTAGACCGCCGTCAGTACCTTGTCGAAGGCGTGCGCGCCGTCCCACGGAAACACATCAAACGATTCGGAAAGACTGACCACTTCCTCTTCGTAGGACATGCGCCGTTCGATCAGGTCTTTTGCTTGCCGCAACGATACGCCTTCCGGGACGATCAGCTTGTCGCCGGTCTTCACGATTTCCGCGTTGATGATCGGCTCTGCCGCTTCATTCAGCGTCTTTCCCTTTTCCATAGCCATTTCGTCTATTTCCCTTTGCACTTGTTTCGCCGCCTCCAGCAATTCGCCGGTGGCATGGTCCAGCAGGTTTTTCATTGACTCCGGATTCTTGTCATACCCGAGCCGCCGAATGCTGGCTTTGAATTGCTCTACATGCTTATCGTTCACATAGATTTCCTTTTGCAGTTTTCGCGCGGCTTTCCGAAATTCGAGAGTCGCGCCATTCTTAGCAAGATACATGAGATATTCGGGATTTTTGTCGTATCCCATATCCAGCATGTATTTCTTGTAGAACTCAATAAGTTCTTGATTGGTCACATAGCTTCTTCCTCAAAATTCACGCCTCTTTCAGCGCCCCATGAATAGATGTACTCCAACAGATTCCATTTCTGCGCGCCGCTCATCGTTGACGTGCGTTTGTCTAGGACAACGAAGCCTTTACCATCCGGAGATGGGAGTACCCGTTGGCCGTAGAGCGCAGCAGTGAGAAGCCGTTTCCAGTCGTCTTCCCCTAAATGCTGGCCTGCCCATACAACCTGTTTAGAGACGCAGCGAATCGCACAATGTAGCCGTGCCGTCAGTTCGTCAGAAGCGCGTGGGCCAGTAATGGTGACTATAGACCCTTCACAAATTGAGTCAATGATTTCGCAAAGTTTTTTTCTTGTTACATCAGAACGGATCACCATCTTGATCGCTTCGTCTGTAACGTTGTTCTCGGTCAATGTTGTCTTCATAGGTGCCAGTACCGAAATTGAAATGTAAGAATGTATTCCCTTTCTTACCCAAGTGTTTGAATCTACACTTCTCCACGTCAATCTCAGTCACATTGTCCTCTCTGCGTCGCACAATGATGCCGTGGTCGCACTTGTTGAAGTACGCTGCCGATCCGTTGATATCGTAGAGTCCGACCGGGCGCAGGTCGCCATCTCTGCCCCGCTGGGGCTTCTGCGGGTGCGCGACGACGAAGCCGTGGACGTTGTGACGACGAATCCAATGGCGAAAGTGCATCAGTTCGTAGTTCGTCATTTGGGTTTCATTCATCCCCGCAATGGGGGAATGATCCAATTCATTCCATGGATCAATCAATAGTCCTACTTTATTGGTCGGCCATATCTCATTGATAATTTCATGGGCCACGTCCATGATATCGCCCAGCGCAGGGAAGACATGGGAATCGGCATCCAGCGCAAGGATTCGTATGGAATTTTCGAGATGGGAGAGAACGCGGGCCAGATCAGGCGGTGTCAAGCGGTTGTTGTAGCCGTCGCGGAAGGGACGCCGTAGCGCCTTTTCTACAAGCTGGGCCATATGGAGAGCCGGGGGCTGGTTCTCAGGGCTGTAGACGACGAATTTCCAGCCTTGCCGGATCAAATTCAGCATCAGGTTATCCATCCATGTGGATTTCCCGTGAGATGGGATGCCGGTGATGATGGTCCAGTAGTGGATGGCCACGGAATATAGCTCGTCTACGCTCGCCCATCCCGTTCTGTCCCCGCTTGGTAGCCCCTCGTTGTATAGCCTGCCTATTTCCTCTGCATATTGCGTAGGCGTAGTGATTTCGATCATCGTTTTTCCCCTTTGTAACGAGCAACCAAGTGTACACCTGCAAAATCTACATGTGCTAAGATTGAGTCATCGGCGCTTCGCTCCATCAGTAGCGGTATCCGATACCCCTCACGGTCCCTCGCTCGGTTCCCGTGAGGGGTGCTAAGAGGGGATGCTCTACCTTCCCCAAGGTGTCCACGCAGACGCCCTGAGTGTCCCCCCTTAGCACTCTCAGTCGCCCCTACCCTTTGCGACTATTCCGGCCCTCTTTGCTGAGGGCCGTTTTTTGTCTAAGTCTGTGTTACAGTCCGGATCAGGCTCTCCCGGAAGGTAGCCAAGCCCTTTTAGGGCTGCATCTCTCCCGCGCCGTAAGGCGCACTTCCGGGGGAGGGGTGTAGCGCCTAAAGGGGCTTTTTTATGTCTGATAATTTTGAGGCTTACTTGTCAGCTTTTGCAGAAACCGGATTAAAGTGCGAATGGAAGCCGTCAGGTGACGGTATGCCTACATTGACGATATCGCATCCCGAATCACGCTATGTTGCTAGATTCGCAACGCGTAATCAGAAATGGCGCATTAAACGCAATAATGTTGGTAATCCGACAAAGTACAGCGGGCAGGGACTTTCAAAATTAATTGATTGGTTCCAGTCTCAGACTGCGTGACGTTTTAACGGCACGCAGTCTTCGGCTCAAAACCTTCTGAGCGTGCTGGATTTGCCACAAAGAAGCCTGACGGTGGCGATGGCGGGAAGCGAAAGCGCAAGTGCCATAGGGGATCGGGTCGCACTCCCGATTAAGTCTAGCGCAGTCCTAGCGAGTGTCGATCGACTAGGATGCCGTGACGATGCTTGGCTCCGTCCGGCTGGCTTTCTCTCCCATCTCATGGGTAGGGGGAAGCTTTGCCGATCCTCCACTTTCACCATCCGGCTGGTAGATAGCCCCGCCGCCAAAGGCGGGGCTTATATACATCAATACAGTACAATATATGCAGATTCTGCATTTGGGGCTAGACCATGTTACTCACAATTTTGTCAGGCTTATTCGGTGGTTTCTTGCGTCTCGCGCCTGAAATCTTGAAATATCTGGATGCCAAGCAAGACAGAGCGCATGAAGCTCTAATGCAGGACAAAGCCCTTGCTTTCCAGCAATTGACGGGTACGCAGAAGATCGCCGAGATTACGGCGCAAGGGCAAATCGATACCCAAAAAGCGCAATTCGATGCGTATTCCTCTGCGTTCGCTTCGCAGTCCGCTATGTCGGTTGCTGGCGGCAAGGTGATGAGCGCGATTTCCGCGTTCGTGCGTCCGTCCGTAACGTTCTTCGTGTTCTGCATGTGGGCCGCGTGGAAAATCTGCACCTTCTACATGGCGCTCAAGGGTTCTGGTATTCAAGGTTTGATGGCTTCGTGGACGGATGACGACACGTCCATGATGACGATGATTATCAGCTTTTGGTTTTGTGGTCGCGCTATCGAAAAAAACTCATGAAATTCTTCCGCCCTGCTGTAGAACCGGCGCGCGAACTACCTGCTGGTGATGTGTTCGCCGCTCTCACAACCATCCTTACTTTTCAGGAATCAATCATGTCCGCTCTGTCTGACCTCCAAGCCCAAGTAGCTGCCGCTGTTGCCGCGCATAACGCCGCGATTGCGCTGATTTCCGATCTTCACGCCAAACTGTCGGCGGTCGCGCCCAGCGATGATGCCGATGTGGAAGCTGCGACTGCAACGCTGGCGACCTCTACAGCCGCCCTGCAAGCCGCTGTTGCGCCAGCCCCTGTAGCTCCCTCTGCCGACCCTGCCCCAGCGGCTCCTACGGCCTGATTTCCATGCTACGGGGCATTGACCTCACCAAGTCATTCGAATCGTGCGCGGTCATTCTCTCCGATGGGAATGTCCGCGCCTATTGGGATGCGCTTGGCGCAGTGTGGACAATTGGATGGGGAACAACCGGGAACGGCGTGGAATCCGGCACAATCTGGTCCAAAACCGCGTGTGACCAGAAATTACAGGATGAATGGAATGCTTGCAGAAATGGAGTGCTTAGGGCTTCTCCCATTCTGGCTGGATACCCAGATCGTTGTGATGCCTGCACGGATTTCGCTTACAACCTCGGAATCGGTGCTTACCAAACCAGCACACTCCGACGTTATGTCAACCAGCAACGATGGACAGACGCCGGAAATGAATTCGGAAAATGGAATCACGCAGGCGGTCGCGTCGTCTTAGGACTGACGCGCCGCCGCGCCGTGGAGAAGGCGTTATTCCTTCTCGCGCCGGAACCAGTTGTTGTAGCTACTCAGACTGTCAGCAATCCCGCACCGGTCGCTTTCGACTTTGGCGGGTTCCTGAGTGGTCTGCGTGACCTCATCAGGCGATTCTTTGGGGGATAACGGGCGACGCCAGTAACGCCCCTCCTGCACAAGCCCCAAGGCCCTGAGCGCGCGCCGTGCGTCCCGTTGCCGGGCATAGCCTTGCACGTACACATGGGGGCCGCGCGCATGCTCGGCGAAGACTGCGCACGTATGCGCATCGTTCTCGCCGACGCTCCACGGGCGAATCAGAAACTTCGCCCTGCCGTGTTCCTGATAATATTTCCCCAATTTGTTTTTGGCGCGCATTGCGACCTCCTAGTGGACGGTATGGCCGTCAGGTTTCGAATTCAGGATTTCATCCTTTTCGATATTGAGTTCGATGATCTTGATGAACGAGTCTTTCAGACCTTCGCTCAGTGATTGGATCATATCGGCGAACGGGAAATCCAGCCGTGCCAGAGCCGTGGAGCAAAACATAAGCTGCTGAATCAGTTCAGCCGAGATGGGAACCAGTTGCTTCTCATCCACACGCGATGGTAGAGAGAGAAGCATTTGCATCATCGCGGCATATTGCCGAAGCAACCAGACGTTTTCACCCGGTTGCTTCTGGATTGCCTCATCCCCTTGCGTTATCGCATTGATGGCTTTCACTTGATCGGCCAGCATTCCCGGTGCTTTCGAGAGTTCGGCCAGTTCCTTCTCTATCTGTTCAAGAGTACGCATGTCAGTCTTCTCCCTCTGGTAATTGATCCTTCACGTATTGATCGGCAAGGATGATTTGGCCGATTCCGTATCCCCTATTGTTGAATACGAGAAATGGCGGAAAATACGGCAACACCAGCCGCGCCGGAAAGAATGTGCGCTGCCGGTCTTGTTCGGCTTGTGCCATGTCGAATACAGCATGGCATTGCGCCGGTGTCATGCCGCGCGTATATTGCGGTTCTCCGACATAGCGCAGGACATAATACCCGTCCATGCGGTATAGGTCGCCATGTAATACCGCGTTATAGGACGTATCCCATACGTCAGCGCCAGTTTTTACGCATTGATTCATTCCCAATTCTCCAGCATCCAGTTGATCCATGCGAGCCTGTTAAGCCGATTTAGATGAATGGCGGCAAAGCCCATATTTTTAAGTTGCCATCCTTCCAGCGTTGCCGGACCGCCCAATGCAGATAGGATGTCGTACGTTAGGCTAACAACCGCTTCACGTAGTTCTGGATATTGACGAGCGGCTCTGTCAAGCGCATAACAGATATATTTCTCTTGAACGCTTTCGATATATCCGCGCGCAACCAAAAGCGCGGTTCTCCGTTTTCCGCGTAGCATGGTAAAATTCCTTAATGCAGATAATGCTTGTCTCCGCCGATGACCGTGATGCGGTTCAGGTCTTCGTCGTCTACCATATCGCCAAGCATCCACACTTCGCCGCGTGCGACGCCAAGCGCAGTTTCTTCCACCTGTTCAATACGGATTCTCCATCCATAGATAGGACCGTATTCGATCAAGCCGACGAAAATATCCGGGTCAACGCAGTCTTCGCTATCGTCAAAGCGAATCCGGACGCCGTTTTGCAATTCAAGGGCTTGCATGATCGTCTCCTACAGGATAGGTCTTACAGACCTCTCATAAATTCATCGAAAGCATCTTGGTCAATGACTTCCGGCGACAAGCCAGCGATATGCTTCTCGTCTTCGGAAGTCAACACGGATGCCGTAGAGGTTGACAACAGGATAACAGCGGGTTGACCATCGATTGATTCAGCAGGGTAAGCCAACCATGTGCCATCCTTACCCATCCCCTCTTTACCATCATCTCGTTTGATGTGGAGACATGGCGCTCCTACTCGCATTACCGTGCCGGGTACGTCTTTATCCGCACATGCAAAGACGCGATGGATAGCGACACGATCCCCTACTTTGAATTCCATAATTTCCCCCAAGGTCCGCGATTCTTTAGAATTTTGGAACCGCATCACGCAAACAGATAAAAAGAACGCGAGTCAAAAAAAGGGATAGGGCCGACTCCCTATCCCATCCCGTCAGGCTTGCTTAAGTTCGGCCATCTTTTCGGCGAGCGTCCAGAGCGCGCGATTCAGTTTCAGGTCCGAATCGATGGCGGTCACTTCGCGGGTGCGCACGCGCCGACCGTTTGCGTTATGGCCTGCCAGACCGCCGCGAATCACGTTCTCTTGGACCCGGTTGAAGGTCTTCCAGAGCGTATCGTCTGCGTCTTCCATGCGACGCGGGCGAAGAAGCTGGGCGGGTTGAATCGGCGCGGTTTCCCCGTCATACTTGAGAGACAGAGCCGTTTCAGCGAAAAGCTGTTGCTCTGGCCGTGAAAGCGTGATGCTTTTCATCTCGCCCTTTACTTCGCGGATCAAGCCGAAGCCGTCGATCACGTCGTAAGCGCCTTGGATCACGTCCGACACGATATCGCCCTTGTGGCGAATGCGAATGTCGGCCATTTTGTTGCCAGTCACAAGGCCGTTACAGCACACGAAGACGAACTCACCCGCCAACAGTTGATACGACGACGTGCCGTCATGGCTGTTGATAAGAATGATTTCTTGCGCTTCGCCCGTGTTGATCTGGCTCGCATGGCGCATACGCAGCATGTGCTTCGTGAATTCGGCCTTGCCCGGAATCCGTGTGCGGCCTTGCGCAACCATGAAGGGTTCAAACCCTTCCTTGCGAAGACCACGGATCACATCAATGGTCGGAATGTACGTATAACGATCCGACCGTGAGGCGTGCGCTTCTTCCGCGAAGACGGAAGGGGCTACGCGCATGATTTGCTCGTCAGAGAGCGGCGCGGTAGAGCGATATTGGACGGAATTACCCATCCGGGCTGCAAGTGCGTTCATTTTCTTCCCCAAAAAGAACGTTTCACAAATATCTACCTTCCGGTAGGTCATCCAAGCAAGCATCCACTATTTCCGAATAGTCAACCGTCCGGATATAGACAGAGGACACAACACGGCATCCAGCCGTCTCTGACCAATGCTCAGGCGTCTGCACATATTCCATGTAGCAGTGAGACAACGGTACGATCTGGTGGTGGAGATGTGATTCCATGATTCTTCCCCTTGGCCTGCACTTCTAGGATAGGCCATTCTGCGCGCATCTCAAAACAAGAAATTGTAACAGTCACTCGACTGTATTGTCATCGTATGGAAGCGCGCCGACGAAGCATACGATGAACGTCCATATCAGGATGCCCCATAATGACCATGACAGGTGGATGTATTGGAGCATGTCTGCAAGCAATATGCCACCAGAGACGATGGCAATCAGTGCCATAATGCGTTTCATTCCCAATTCTCCAGCATCCAGTCGATCCAAGCCAAACGGTCAAGACGCTGTTGCGTCATGCTTCGCCGTCCTCTTCCATTCCGAAATTGCCATGCACCTAAAGTGCCAGAGGGATAGATAGCCCGCCGAATATCCTTTTTGAGAATATTTATCACACTCCTAGTGAGTGATTTATCGTTAGCCTTATAGTGATCCAACGCAAGACAAATCAGCGTGTCTTGCCGATATAAGATGCGCGAACGCGCCAATAACAGTGCATCCCTACGTCTTCCGGTAATCATGCGAATCTCCACCGGATAATGTCTTGGTCATCATTCAAAATGAGCCATAAATCAGGATCATCATATTGGTCCTGATTATGCATAATATTGCCGTCCCGATATTCAATATCGAGACGGCAATCGTGAGTTACACCCTTGGGGATTTCCCCGTGATTATCTTCCCATTCGTTCATGATATAATCCTCATGTGAGAGTTAGGCACGAAGCCGTGCCACAAGCGCATTAATCATTGTCTGTTCCGCCATGCAATGCACGTTATGGAGAATGATGGGAAGCGGCACGTCAAGCGCCGCGTCTTCGCGTAGCAGGACCACGTTATGAGTACCACGGTGGAGATGCCACGCGACGCCACTAGCGGCCATCTCACGGAACATAGCGCGGTATTGACCGCGTGCGGACTGGCAAGCATTCAATTCGGTAAGCATGATTGATCCCCTTAAAGCGTTTCGGTGGCAGTGCACCAAATAATCCACGGTATCTTCCCATTCGTTCATCGTAAAATACTCCATAGTGAATCAGATACCCGTGTTCGCCGTGGTGGGGATTTCTTCGGATTCAGGCAAACCAGATACAGGACGTAACCAGCTATCCAGAATTGGGCGCTCATAGTAATAGCGCCTGACAGGATTGAGGAAAGAGCTATTCCAAGCCAAGGGCGAGCCTACACTTCGGACGCGCCACATAGGCTTGCCTGATGGAGCATCTACGGGAGTCGTTTCTCCTTTCACAGAGACGAACCTTTCGCCGTGAACAGCTACGGCGACGACCTCAACAATGCGCCCAATGTTTTCCGGTGCGCCGTGCGGGCCAGTAATCACGATGATGGCCAGATCACCGGGTTTGACGTTCATGGTTAGCTCTTAGAAGGTTTCGGAAGCGGTGCACCAGATGATCCACGGGCGACGCACCCAGCGGCCCGTGGTGTCGCGTTCTCGTATCCAATAGACTCTCATGATTGTTCCCCTTAATACCGGCCTGCGATGATTTGGCGAGCAAGGAAGTCACGTTCCGCGCTGTAAAGCTGGCGTTCGAAACGATCCGACGTGTTGGCGAGACGCATCCACGTCAGCAATTGGAAGGCGGTGTTGCTCATGATGTTCTCCTTAAAGCGTCTTGAAATAGACCGGATTGAACGTACCCCATTCAGAGACACGGGGACCGATCAGTTCGCCGTGTGTGCCGTCAACCACTGCAATACAGTCTTGATCCAGAGCAACCGACACATCAAAGGCGATGGAACGGGTAAAACCAGAGACAGAGGCGATGAACGTGTCTTCGGGAATGTCACGCACAACCTTGGATTCGTGAACAGTGACCGCGAACGCCGTGAGTGTGGATGTGATATCGTCAACAGACAGTGAGCCACCGTGTGACCTGTTCATCCCGACATTGATAGTAGACATGGCATCCTCTCTATAACTTGCTGTACCTCTCACTTTGAGAATAGCCCAGAGAGCGCAGAATACCAAGGTCTGTTACACAAATCAGGGCAAACCTGCTGCGCGTGGAGATGAGAGCATTCGGCGCGTTCGCCGTGGGGTCTAGGAATGGCTAGAAACCCCGTAGACAGTACGATACAGACAAGTAGATATAGGGATAGCAAGACAGTCCAGATAGCCGCCCACAGAGGCGGCTTTATTGTGTGTGTAATCGGATTACAGGGGCAGAGTACGTAATGAGTGAGGGATATTTAGCTTGGTTGAGATAAGCCCCCATTACTCGCGCTTGCGTTACGCTCCTGACCCTATCATCCTCCATTGTTGCTGGATATCGACGTATTAGCACACATACCAATCGTTGATAATCTCCATTATGTCAAATTGAGATGTATTACCAGCATGGCGTGCAACAATCAGGCCAGATTCATGGTGGAAGTGGTGGATGGAAGCAGGCCCAAAAGGGTGGTCAAAACCGCAGTTCCATATGGCCGGGCGTGCGTGTCCTCATCCTTCCTCCCGTCCAGAAATTTTTTCCAGAGTACAATGTCTAAATTCGCATGATGAGATGTGAGGATGCGTTTTTCTCGGGAAAACACTTCGTTTTTATCCCAAATTGAGGGATTGGCCACATGAGCAAGAAAGGATGGGTAGATTGGGAGAAGAAGATTCCAGAGCGGAACCATTGGTTCGAAAAGGCGTTGACAGAGATCGGATGGACGAAAGGGGATTTTGCGTGTCGGGCAGGGGTCAGTATCAAGACGGTCTACCGGTGGTGCCATAGCGATTTCCCCCATTGGGTGAGGGAGTATCTCAGGCTGGTCAAGGTGGTGCGGAATATGGGAGACGGTTTGGAGTAACATAGGGACATGCAGAATTTGCAGGTCGCCATATGAATAAAGAGTTATTGCCTACCGGTATGACGTTCGAAGACTTGGCCCGTAGCCTTGGGGTCAGCCTGTCTGCCGTATATCACTGGAAAGAGCCTCCGGAGTACGTCCATGCCTACCTCAGACAATATCTGGCCTCTCACCCGGAAACATGTGAACCTGTACGGTCAGGTGGTGTGGATGGCAACGAGCCGGAAGGAGTACGGCAAGGCGTTGAAGTTTCTGGGGGCGAATAAGCTGGAAAAGAATATCGGCGGGATATCGCAGGTCTTCGAGAATACGAAGACCAAAGCGCCGGTATATCTGATTGGCTGGTTTAATGGCGACCCGGCGACATTAGCACATGAGTGTTCGCACATGGCATTCAATATATTGGCTGAGGTAGGAATTCCGGTAACGCATGAGAGTAACGAAGCCCATGCGTATTTGCTGGCCGCGATCATGCGGGACTTTCTGAAACTGGAGAAATCATGAACGAAGGATGGCAATGCCCCTGCTGCAAGATGGTATATGCGCCGTTTGTTTCCTCTTGCGGCTGCCAAGCCAAGGATAGTAACCCGCTTCTACGTCCCGATACGGGTATGGCATATTTTAAGGGATTGCGGTCGATGACGAATGAGTTACCGCAACAGGCAATGCCGGGCGACTATGGTCCGCTAGGTTTGTGATGAACCCGAAAGCCGTAAAAAAACACATTCTGGAAGAGTTGGCGCATGGGAAGCCGGTTCAGGAAATCCTGAATCCTCCTGCCCCTCTGAATGATCCTGATTGGGTCCGGCCGGATTTGCCGGACTGGAATCTTGTCGTCCAGTGGTTGAAGGAAGACGAAGAATTCCGTGCCGCTTACGAACATGCGATGAAGTACGGGGCTGCGTATCTGGCTGACGAAATGCTCATGTTGAAAGAAAGATTGTTACAAGACCCGAAGTCGGCGACTGCCTACAAAACGGCGATGGACATGATTAAGTGGGCGACCATGATCCGCGATCCGAAATACTCGGAACGGACCATTCAGGAAATCAAAAACACCACGCCGCAGGATGCGGAAGTGGTGAAGGCGAAAGTGGAGCAATTGCGGGAAGAATTGGGGATGCACCAAACCATCGTGGACGTGCAGGCGAAGGTCGTAAAGGCTTCGCCTAAGCGACTGGAACATTTGGCAAAGGCGCGTGCCGCGAAAGCCGCGAAAAAGAATGGTTGATATTATTTGGAACGTTGTTCTGGCAATCGTGGTTCTCGTTCTATTTTTTGCTTGCCTCTTTGGTGGATAAATGCTTCTCACGCCCGCTCAGGAATTGGCGAAGTTGGAGGAACTAAAACGGCTGACGCGCGATTACAGCCTGTTCTTCTACAAGCCCTATGGCAAGCAAAAGGAATTCCACGCTGCTGGCGCGGAGTTTCGGCAACGCTGCCTCATGGCAGGGAACCAACTCGGCAAAACTTATGCGGCGGGCTGCGAGACGGCAATGCACCTTACGGGTATGTATCCCGATTGGTGGACGGGAAAACGCTTCAAAAGGGCGACCCGTGGCTGGGCCGGGTCTAAGAACGCGGAAGTCGCGCGGGACGGCGCGCAACGTATCCTTCTGGGTCCAGTCAACGCGATTGGGACAGGGACAATCCCTCGGGATCGCATTGTTGACTACAAAAAGGCGCGCGGAGTCCCGGATGCTATTGAATCAATATTGGTTCGCCATACGTCCGGGGACACGTCATTGCTGGTTTTTAAGGGCTATCAGGACGGGCGCGAAGCATGGCAGGCCGAAACGCTTGATTTTGTGTGGTTTGACGAAGAACCTCCGGAAGATATTTACTCGGAAGGTCTTACCCGTACCAACAATACCAAGGGCATCGCATATCTCACTTTCACGCCGCTGCTAGGCATGACGTATGTCGTTCTCCGCTTCTGGAACAAGGAAGCGGGAACCAATCTGGTCCAAATGACCATTGACGACGTGGACCACTATACGCAGGCAGAACGGGATCAGATCGTCGCCGCGTATCTCCCTCATGAACGGGAAGCCCGTGCCAATGGCATCCCGTTCCTTGGCTCTGGGAAGGTCTTTGAAACGCCTGAGTCCATGATTCTGGAAAGCCCGCTGGCTGAGATTCCCGACGAGTGGAAACAGATCATCGGCTTGGACTTCGGCTGGTCCCACCCTACCGCTGCCGTGCGGCTCGTCTACGATGAGGAAAACGATGTGATTCACGTCGTCTCGGCCTACCGGCAATCCCAGCAAACCCCGATCATCCACGCCGCTGCCATCAAGCCGTGGGGGGACTGGATTCCCGTGGCATGGCCTAAAGACGGTCTGCAAACCGACAAAGGGTCAGGACTCCAGATCGCCCACATTTACCGCGATCAGGGATTGAGAATGCTCTCGGACTTTGCCCAATTCCCTGACAAGCGCGGAATCGGCGTGGAAGCCGGTCTTATGGAGATGGCGCAACGTTTCGACACGGGGCGGCTCAAGGTTGACCGCAATCTGAGCCAATGGATCGATGAATACCGCATGTATCACCGCGTGGATGGAAAGGTTGTTACGTTAAATGAAGACTTAATGTGTGCAACCCGCTACGGGGTTATGATGCTGCGCTATGCCCTGAGCCGTGAAATCGGCACGGGAAAGAATGACCGCTGGGGACGGCATAGTTTTAACGACGGTCTTACTTGGATGAGTAACTGAGGGAACAAAATGAATTTAGCTGAGTATGAACGCATTCAACCGAATGCAACAGTAGAAGGGATTTTATGGAATCTGCCGAATTCGCATTGCGAATGGCGCGTGAAAACGATGCTGACGAAAGAGCCGGATACCGTAGCATGGATTCGCTCCATGCCGGTCGGCGACGTGTTTTTCGACATTGGCGCGAACATCGGTATCTACTCCATGCTGGCGTGGAAGCATGGCCTCAAAGTGGTCGCATTCGAGCCGGAAGCCCAGAATTACTCCGTGTTGGTGCGGAATCTGGCAATGAACCACTGCGCCAAAGTGGACGCCGTGGCGTTCCCGTTCTGCATCTCCGATGGCGAAACCATCAATACCTTGCGTCTGTCTGATTTGCGCGCGGGCGGTTCGTGCCATTCCTTTGGCTCGGACATGAACTACAAGCGGCAAGAGAAGCAATGGGCTTACGAGCAAGGTTCCGTGGCTTTTTCATTGGATACGCTGGTGTTCGAATGCGGCTTGCCGGTCCCGAATCACATCAAGATCGATGTGGACGGATTCGAGGACAAGTGCCTGAAAGGTATGAGTCGCGTTCTTGCGCATCCAAGCCTAAAATCGGTGTTGGTGGAAATGGATTCCGCCAATTCTGACCATATGGGGTGGAAAGATGGACTCGAAAAACTCGGATTCAAAACC